CCACTTCAATCCTTAGAGGAGAAAAGAATTGATTTATTTTTTGTCCATTTTAGACAGCGAATTTATAAAGATAGGATTTACAAGCCAAGATATAGAGAGAAGAAAATCAGCTCTTCAAACGGGCAATCCGCACGAAATCCATATACTGCATACCACTGATGGATCAATGCAAGAAGAAAAAGAAATACATAGATGCCTGAAAGAAGTTTCAGATTTTTACAGTAAGGCATCTTGAGAGGTGTTTGCGCAGAAACGGCCTATCTAGGGGAGAGGCAAAAACATTAATTTCAAAAAGCAAAGTCGAGTTAAACGATCTCTTTGTTTTGAATACAGGAAGGCAATCTGGCACAGATGATAAGCCACAAAATATAGGCCGCACAGTGATTTTAAGGAAAGCGCAAAATGCGTAATACAATGACGGTCAAATTATGATGATGACCAGTTTTGATATTGAAAGAATCCTTAGGGACGCTGGTGCTCCTAAGGCATTCGCGAGAGCGGTAGCGGCGGCATGCCGTGCCGCAGGGTTATTTGATCGGTGTCAAGCCGACATAGACCTAGAGATTGAAGAGCTGAAAAACATACTAACATCGATCATATCGAAAATTAAGGAGGAATAATGATGGAGGAATTAAAGAGACTTATAGAAGCCATGGGAAGGGCATTCGAGGAATTTAAAATGGCCAATGATGCCCGGATCAAGGCAATCGAAGCTAAAGGCCATGCAGATCCGCTTCTAGTGGAGAAGGTCGAAAGGATCAATGCGGACCTTACGGCAATGTCTGCCATGAAACAACAATTAGAAGCACTAGAAACCATTGTGGCTCGCGGGCAGTTTCCCGGAGGCGGAGTGCCGAATCAGGATGCCGTCAATAGAGTTAAGGCATTTAATCACCTCATGCGGAAAGGCGGCAAAAGTATCAAGGATCTTGATATTCAAGCAGCAGCCTCAACACTTTCAGATCCCGATGGCGGATTTACCGTACCGGAAGAAGTCGAGACAGCAATTGACCGTGTTGCAAAAATCGTATCTGCAATGCGGAGACTTTGTACTGTACGGCCAATATCAACAGATACCTATCGTAAGCTCGTCAATCAGGGTGGAGCGACTTCTGGGTGGGTAGCAGAGAAGGCATCTAGGGCAGCAACTACGACCCCGACCCTTGCTGAAATCTCAATTAATACGAAAGAGGTTTATGCCATGCCAGCAGCCACGCAATCACTTCTGGATGATAGTGCCATTGATATCGGTCAATGGTTAGCTGACGAGGTCTCTATTGAGTTCACCGAAGAAGAAGGTGATGCTTTCATCACCGGCACTGGAGTTTCAGAGCCCAAGGGCATAGCCGCCTATACAATGGTTGCTAATGCCTCCTATGCTTGGGGTAGCGTTGGTTATATTGCCGGGGGTCATGCTTCGCTGCTTAATAATGCAGATAAGCTGATTGACCTTCAGCATGCGCTGAAACCCGTTTATCGCGGAGGTTCCGCATTTCTGATGAATGATTTGACAATGGCAGTTGTTAGAAAATTCAAGGATGGTGAGGGGAACTATCTCTGGAGGCCAGGTCTTGAGCAAGGCGCACCTGATACGCTATTGGGAAAGCCGGTCGAGATCGATGACAATGTTGCCGATATCGGTGCAGGTAAATATCCGGTCTTCTTTGCGAACTTCAAGCGAGCGTACATGATTATCGACAGGATTGGGATACGGGTTTTGAGAGATCCCTATACCAGCAAACCGTTCGTCCTCTTCTATACCACCAAAAAAGTTGGCGGCGGAATAGTCCACTATGAGGCGATTAAGGCTCTCAAGATTGCTACAACCTAAAATAATAGAGGCGGGGAAACTCGCCCCACAAAATAAGCAGGAGGTAAAAAACCATGAAAGATTTGCATAGTAATATTTCTGTTGTGCAGGCCATTGCGCCGAAAACCTATTCTACTGGCATCACTGGAACGGCAGATATTGATCTTGTCGGATTTAATTCTTGCGAGATCGAAATAACCTTCGGTGATCATGCGGATACTCTTTCCGCAGCGGTTGATTTTGATATTGAACTCCATGATTCTCCCGATACCGCAGGGGTTCATGGTGACTGGACTGATGTTGGGACTGCTGATGTTTTAGGATGCACCCCTGCTAGCGGGGTCATTCTCCATGTCGAAGATGATGCAGACACAAATCAGGTTTATCGCATTGGCTATGTAGGCGGGGAAAGATTTCTTAAGGTTGATGTGACGGCTGTTGGAACCCATGCGACCGGAACTATCATCGGCGTGAATGTGATAAAAGGCCATCCCCTTGATGCACCCGTCGCCGATACAGCACCGACGGTTTAAAACAATATATTAACCTGGTCTTAAATGACTACTCGGCGGGGGCCTCTCCGGCCCTCGTCGGGGCAACCACAGGAGAAATGGAGGACATGGAAATGGTAGACAATACTTATATGCCGAAGGTTTATAGAGACAGTGGCGGGGACCGCCAGGTTATTGCAGCGGGCGGAATTATGAGAATGGAGCCGGGATCGCTTATCCAATACGCGAACCCTACCGGCGCTGCGGACTATTACGTTGATGGAAATGTAGCTGCAACCGGAGCGGGCACGATTGACTCCCCATACTCAACACTCACTGAAGCAATCGCAGCTAGTAATGTCAGCATCGCACTTACGGCGAACCGCTGGTGGGCGCGGCGTAACCGTATTTTCGTCATAGGTGATGACCTCGACGAAGACCTGGTTACCCTTCCCGAGAAATGCGATGTTATCGGTTTGGGAAGTGACGACACGATTTCCGGCCCAAAGATTTTAGGGCACCACACTATTGTGGCGGCGGAAGATTACAGCATGGGTTGCCGGTTTATCAATATGGGTTGGCTTTGTGACAGATCTGGGGCACTGATCACAATTCCTGCTGGTTGCGGTGGCCTTCAGATCATCGGTGGTATCATGTACCCAGCCACCGGTAATTCGACAATCGCCCTTTCGCTAACGGATCTAGCCGATATCGTGATTGATGGTCTTGAAATTGCCTATAATGCCGGAGGCGGGATTTTCGCGGAAGGCATTAAGATTTTGGGTACAGTAAGTCACAAAAATAAGATCCGAAACATGGATATTTATGCAACCGAAGGGATCCATGTTGCAGCAGCAAATGCCACATATGGCGGTATAATCGAAAAAAGCAACATCTATGCGACAGCCCTGACTATCAACGATGAATCTCTGCTATTCCGGGTAATCAATAATCGGCTTATCACGGATGCAACGGTAAATGTTGCTGCTGGCGCTCTTGGAATCGTCTGTAATCCTCTGCTTGCCTCCGGTAACAAACTTGGCGGCGCGGCTGCGGGTGCGACGAATGCTGACTATCCATACGTTAACCCGTTGACCTCATAAACCCCTTCTCGGCGGGCTGTTCTCTATAATGGCCCGCCTTAAAAGGAAGATATGGTAATGGCTTATCAAAAAGGACCACTAAATTATCAGAAATCAACAGAGGACTTGCCGACCGATTTACAGGCGGGGGCAAGGATGCAATTCACAGATACCGGCGAGCGATTCATCTTTGACGGCGATGGATGGATTGAGGATCTTGCATATCCGGTTACAGAATAAAACAAGGAGGATTTTAAAATGTATACGAAAATTGGACGAATAACTCCGGCTTCGGTTGGGTCCAATGCGCTCCGGGGGAATCAACTCGGCGGACTGATTGTCGAGGGTGGCTATCAGGATAAAATGCAGGCCGGAAAGATGTATTTCGCATTCTGCGGGGTTCAGGATGTTGCGAAATATGATGCAACAGCGGCCATAGGATTGATTATTTATAACCCGCCTGGGAGTGGTGTAAATCTGATCTGGGGTAAATGGTCGGTGAATGTTTCAATAACATCGGCATCGATGACCGGAATGGTGCTTGCAATTTCTCCGCAGATCATTACTCCGACAACGGTGACGGCGGCAACGCTGACGGGAAAGACGCTTTTAACCGGGTCTACTGGATTGGCCACAGGGGTAGCGAAAGCCTATTCCATCGCGACAATCATAACGGCTCCGGTTGTATTCTATCCTCTGTTCACAAATTACGCGGCGGTTAATACCGTGGCTGGATTTGTTGCCAACGGGGATCTTGAGGGCGCATTTGGCTCGGCTCCTGGTACTGTAACGGTGATGGGTGCATTCGGTGCGGCTGGTGTTGATGTTGATCTGTGTCTGACCTGGGAGGAAGGCCCTGTGGGTCTGTAATATCAAGTTAATTAACCTCGACAGGGCGGCGCTCATGTCGCCCTGTAAGGCTTACAATTTAACGCAAGAGGTTTTAAGCATGAAAAAACTGATTGTAACTTTATTGCTGGCTGTTTTCTTGGGTGTTATGTGTGCCCCTGCATTGGCCCAAGACCCTGCCCCCTCTTTGACTACTTTGTGGCAGGAGAAGACTCAAAGGCAGATTATATTTGATGTAAGAGCGGCCCTTGAGGAAACGACTAATAACCTACAGGAAGGCATTTACAGGGTTCAAGAACTTGCTAAGAATACAAACTTTGACACGATACCTGATGCCGAAAAAGTTATTTTTGTAAAATGGCTTAATGCTTTTAAAGCGTTAAGGACTACTTTGCTAGGGGATGCCGAAATCAAGGCCCGTTACGATTGGAGACCGTAATTGAAAAGATTCCGAGCGACAAAAGAGGGGAAGCCTTTGGAGAGTGTTTGGTTAAACATTTCTATCAAGGATGAAAATGGCAAAGAACTTATCCTAAAAGAGTTGACCGACAAGGACGGCTGGACCCGCTTTATTGATATTGATGAGGCAATGAAGTGAAGAGATTTCTGAAACATATCCTCATTGTTCTACTTGTCATTTTCCCTGCCTTTGCGTGGGCCGCACCAGGAACCCAAGTATATACAGTAGCCACTAATCTTGTTACCCTGGTTGGTGGTGACGACATAGGGGGAACTTCTGGCAATCCCTACACCTTTACCCTGTTCAAGACCTATGATGATGCAGGGACAGGGACAGTTTTGCTTAGTGCCGGTACTCCTGCCTCTGACCTTGCCCTTACCTACGCAGTTAGACCCGTCGAATATCTGGCCATAGTCGTTAAATGTATTGTTGCCAATAAAACTCCCGCCCAAACCGATTATATTTTCATCACTGGCAAGGATTTCAAAGGTGATGCTCAGACTGAAGCCATTGACGTTACGGCTGGGAACGATACCTACACCTCTACAAAGTATTGGGCCAGCATAACCAACCTTGACTGCTCTGACAATGCTGCTGGCGGGGGTACGGTATGGGCTGATGGTACGATAGCAGTAACCCAGGACATCTGGGGGGTGGTGTGGGATCTTCTACAAAGCAACTATCAAATAGATAGTATCGTAGCATTCGGTAATGGATCAACGGCGACTTTTTTCAAGAGTACGAATGAAACAATCTATTTTGCAGATACGATTACATTTGGTGTTGTGGCAAACGCAACCTTACAATTGGGGAATTTGACTGGAGTAGGAGGCGTAAACGGAGTTTACTGGAGTATTGGGGCCAATACAGGTTGGTACAACATGGTTGTTGCCAATGGTACATTCAATATTTATGGGTCACTTATGGTGGAAAGAGGATATAGGGCTAATGGGGCTCCTTTCGTCTTTTGGGGTGGGATCGTTGATATTAGAAATTCCACATTACAACACTCTTCAAAAACCAAAGGGGATGGAGCTGTCATCTTTTATACAGCCATATCGAGTTTGACCCTAATAGATGTTATTTTCAGGCAAGTATATTTAGTAGAGTTAGATATTTCACCAACCGTTGCAGATAGAATAACCATTCATGATTCAACACACGGATTATATAGCATAATTCCAGCAACTCTAACTAAACTTGAAATAACATCAGCAGCAACAAATCAAATAAGACATGCAGGGGCGAATACACTCACCATAGTTGATAGTGTCAATGCTATTACGCAAGTCCGAATAGATAATGCAGCTGGCGTTATTAGGGATGCCCATCTCTGTGATATAAATATTACAGACAAAGATGGAAATAATTTATCTGGAGCAATAGTAGCTTGTGTTGACCAATACAATACTTCAATTTTTTCGGTTTTAACCGATGTGAATGGAAATATTGCCCAACAAACTATAATTTATAAACAATGGGCAACTACGGCTGAAACCCTAACCACCTATTCCCCCCATAAGTTCACATTAAGCAAGGCAGGGTACGAAACCCTTGTCCTTGATAACATCACGGTAGACGGGCCTGTTGACTGGCATTTGGAGTTGCAAAGTATAAAACGACCAAGGCGCTTCCAAACGAGTTGTGCGGATGATTATTACGAGAACGAGTACATCCACGAATTTAAAAAGGCGGCGTAATGTATAAAAATCTGGCAGGTCAAAAATTTGTGGTGACTGCCTGGGACGGGGCAAACGGGACGTGGAAGACCGGGGATGCTTCCAATATCACCGCTCAGATAAGTAAAGATTGTGGGGCTTCCGCTGCGACCGATGATGTCAACCCCACCGAGCTTGACGCCACGAATCACCCGGGAGTGTATTATTTCAATGCGCTTCAGGCTGAAAGCAATGCGGATTTGATTGTAGTGACACCGGTCAGCAGTACGCCTGATATATCATTTGAGCCGCTCAGGCTTTATACGACTGAGGTAATGAGAGGCACAGACGGAGCCAATACGACTGTGCCGGATGCGGCAGGCACAGCGGCAGGGCTACATGCAACAACAGACGGGTTAATAGGAACAGCACAAGCCGACCTTGACATAATCACTGATGCCGATGGGGTGATAGTCGGGGCCGCAGGTGCAACAGCCATTATTGATGAATTTGAAACACAAAGCCAGGCAGATCCTACAGGTTTCCATGTGAACGTAAAAGAAGTCAACGGGACCGCTCAGACTGCCAATGATAACGGAGCTGATATAAATGAAATTCTAGTAGATACTGCTGTGATTGGAGCACTGGGTGCTGGCCTCACTGCATTATCAACTCAGGCAAGCGTTGATGCGATCAAAGCAGAGACAGCCTTGATTGTGGCAGACACCAATGAACTCCAAGTAGATGACACCCCTGGTACGCTCGCTACCATAGCCGGGTATATAGATGGAGAGATAGGTCAGATCATAGCAGCAGTTATCACCAATGCAGCCGGAGCAGACGTGGCGGCTGACATCATAGCTATTAAAGCTGAGACCGCAGCGATTGTCAATGATACAGATGTCATAGATGATGGAACGTCAGGTCTTGTAAAAATTGCCCAAGATGTGGCAGCTATTTTGGTTGATTCAAACGAACTCCAAGGGGATTGGACGAATACCGGAAGGCTTGATGCGATACTTGACACTATTGCCGTTGATACCACCACGGATATTCCGGCATTGATAGCCACGGCGCAGGCAGACCTTGACGTTATTACCGGGGCCACAGGAGTCAATCTATTGGCGGCTACGCAGGCGAGTATTGATGCCATTGAAGCGGATACAGCAGAGATAGGCGCAGCAGGAGCCGGACTTACCGCCCTGGGTGATGCACGGATTGCAGAACTCGCGGCTGCTAACCTCCCTGCTGATATAGATACCTTATTGACAAGACTGACAGATACGAGAGCTACTTATCTGGATTATTTGTTTTCTATATATTTTGGATTGGTCTCTGTTGTGGCTCAAGCACAGGATGGCGCGGCGGGAAGCATTACTCTGACTGCAAGTGCTTCCGCAGTCAACGATTTCTATAAAGGACAAATAATTGTAATTTACACAGGGACCGGGGCCGGCCAAGCAAGGGCATGTTATGAATATAATGGGGGAACCAAGGTAGCCTTAACAAGACCTAGCTGGGCAACTGCCCCAGATAATACAAGCTGGTATGTTATTATTTCGGCAGGTTCGGCAGTCATGGCGGCTATGGAAGATATAGACTTTGGTGCAACCATGAAAGCGAGTATTACAGCAGCAGTACCCTCGGTGGCAAACATTCTTGATGGGGTTATTGAGGGAACCCTCACCTTAAAGGAAGTGCAATCTATCATGCTCGCAGTCTTGGCGGGTATTTCGACAGGGGGAGGAACCGCTACGATAGCTTTCAGAGACCAGGCCGATACTAAAGATCGGGTAAGTGCAACGGTGGACGCAACTGGCAATAGAACTGCCATAATTGTGGATGGAACTTAATGGCAACAAAGCTGAATACCGGATATTGGCAAGAGGATTATTTTCCAGATGGTTACTGGCAAGCTCTATACTGGCCGGGGTACATGGAACCCCTTGCCAACTTCATTACGGCAACCCGGCAGTTTGCATTTGCCACCGATGTTAAAGCGTTTTCATGGACCGCCGAGGATAGGATTTATGCTATGACTACTAAGATAAAAACCATTGCTTTCACTACGGCTAAGACAATCTATAATTTCATTACAAAGGAAGTATTATAATGCCAAACTTCCAAGGTACTGATTCGATAACGGTCCAACCGAATACGGCTGCAATGCCATACACGTTTACCTTTACGGTATGCAGTTCTGTAATAGCTAATGATGGGCAGTTACCATACGGCACTAATATATCAGCTATAACAGTTACGGCACATACGAGTGATGGAACGGCAGATACCGACCTGATAAATGGCACCCCCAGTGTGGCGGCAAATGTAGTGACGGTTGCTCTGGATTATCCGACTACCAATGGCGCGGGAACATATCATCTGACGTTTGTTTATACCTTGGATAGTGGCGCAAAAGACGAAGCCGATTTTAATCGTGTTCATGTAAAGGATAAATAATGCAAGCAGTAATATATACGCCCCCGGTACTAGAGCCTATCACGCAAGATGAAGCGAAAGAACACTTGCGGATTGAACAAACTGACGATATTGAAAACGATTATATTGATGCCATTATCAAAGCTGCCAGAGAGCACGTGGAAGATATTTGCCGGAGAGCCTTGCTAACTCAGGTGTGGGATTATTACCTTGACAAGTTCCCCGGGAATGATTTCATCAAGCTACCTTTTGGCAACCTGCAAGCTACCGGGCTAACCATTACATATTACTCGGTTGATACCGATGATTCAAAAAAGACCAATACCTTAACCTTGACAAGCGACTACCTGATTGAGACTAATGGCGAGGCGTGTGGTAAAATCGTTTTACCGTATGGTGAAACATGGCCGAGTTTTACGGCATGGCCGACCCAGCCTGTTAAAATCCATTTCACTTGCGGGTGGACGACCAGAGCTTTGGTGCCATACAAGATCAAGGCAGCTATCAAGATGCTGGCAGAGGATCTTTACAATATGAGAAGTGCTCAACATGTAGGGGTAACGGTAACTGAAAATAAAACTGTAATGGCTTTGCTCTCGCCATACAGAATCTGGGTTTAAGCAATGCAATCAGGTGAACTTAAAAAACTTATAACTCTTCAATATGAAACTAAAACGGCAGACGGGATGGGATCGTTTACGGTAGTCTGGACTGATTTGGCAACTGTTTGGGCGGCTATCTGGCCGATATCTGCCAATGAAATAGTACAATCTATGCAGACTAATATGATCATAAGCCATAGGGTCAGGATTCGATATAGAAGTGGGGTTCTTTCAAGCTGGAGAATCAAGTTCGGTGATCGCTATTTTAATATTGTGAGCATAATTAACCCTTCAGAACGAGGGGAATGGCTCGATATTATGGCAAAGGAGTCAACCTAAGGAGATAGTATAAATGTTTCTAAGTGTTAGGCATAAGCCATTGCAAAAAGAGGCATTACGACATTTTGTCATTAATAAGGATAATGATGAGGAGATCCCTCGCGTGATTTGGGCGAATGATGAAACAGGACGCTACCGGCAATATCTAATAGATAATGCAGGGAAGCTAATAGTCGAAAATGGGGAAATCAAAAGCAAGATATTTACTGGAAATATTGAATTGCGGAAAAGGAAGTCAACTTAAATGCTCAATCTTACGACAGCTATAATAACAAAAGCTGCTGGATCTACTTTTTTGACCAGTATTGGTAGCCAATTACGTAACGGTAGGGCTGAAGATGATGATGCTTATCCCTATTGTGTCTTTTTGCTTCCTGTATTTGGCGACCCTCAATCACTATCAACATTTGAGAGGGACTATAACGACATATTAATGCAGTTTTCAATTTTTTCGGCACTGCATGCGCCATCTGAAGCTTGGACGATTTATGGATACCTAAAGGAACTTTATGATGATTGTACGCTAGAGACGCTTACTGGAGAGACACTAATTTTAATGGAGCGCCGAAATATACCACAACCAATACCAGAAGATCATACGATAAAGGGTGGCGGTTTGCAAAGGGTTTGGCACCTTCCTGTTGAATATGGCATTGTAACGAAGCTCGATTAATTTAAGGAAATTTATGGAAAAAGCTCTTTCACAAATCACCCGCGCAGAATGGATTGCTATTAACTGGATTGAGATTGATCCGGTAATGGGTGGTGACAGCGGTGACAGAGTATTTATGGGTAACAACAAAAGAACGCCGGATGAGGCAGCGGAAGCGGCCATGGATTGGGATTCAACGATAGAGGAAAGAGAAGAATTTCAAGGCGTAGAGTTATGAAAAATAAAAATATCATAGTAGCTCGGAACTTAATCAGATGCCTCGACCTCGACAGCCTCCGAAACGCAGA